CATTTCTGCGCCCCTGAATCTGGGCCTGATGTCTGATTGGGTTTCATTTTTAAAAATATGCCTTTAAACTTCTATCTTCAAATCTCTGGTGCTTGCCTACAAAAGTGACCACCGCAATATTTGGCGAGCCTCCTCGCTGAATGATTATGATTTCATCGTCGCCTGTTTTCATCCCGGTTTTAGATCCATTTGGATTATTTTCTTCTCCTCCAACAAAGACCGGCCTGTAAATCAATAAAATTGTGTTAGCGTCTGCTTCTAGTGACCCAGATTCTTTCAAATCATCCATCTCCGGACGGCGATTTACGTCTCTGTCATTTTTTCTTGCTAACTGAGAAAGAGCGATTACACCTAAATCTTGCAACCTAGCCAAGGTGCGCAGTAGCCGCGAAAGTTTAATCATCCTCATTCGCATATCGCCTTGGCCGTTGACTATTTGTAAGTAATCTACGCCTATCAAACCAACGTTGTAACGCTTTTTCATGAGCCGCGATCGGGCTACTATTTCATTCCCTGTTACTTCGGGGTCATCGTCAATGTATAGAGGCCAACCGTCTACAACTTGCTTCGCCAGCAATAACTTTCGCGCTTCTTCATCTGTCAGTAGATAGGGCTCTCGAATATGACCGTAATCAATCCTTGCGACCGAAGCGTATAGCCTTTCCAAGAGAGCTTCTTTGTTCATTTCCAGAGAGAATAAGCCTACAGGCTCCCCCACTTCGCAATTAGCTTGAGCGGATTGAATCAAACCGGCCGTTTTGCCCTGCTTCGGACGGGCACCAATAATCGTTAATTCCTTCCGCCGAATGCCAGTCGTTTTAAAATCCAAATCTTCAATGCCGTACGAAAAGCCGGCAAGGCGTTTACCTTTAGCGCGTATGTTAAAAATTTGATTAACAACATCCTCGGAAAATTCAGCGACATGTCTAGTCTCTCCGCTCTGCTGCCCTACAAGTTGCATTAACTGATCGTCATGGTACGACGCTATTCTTGTGGCTGTATCTGATTGTTCGTAGCAGGCTGCAACCGTTGCAGTACAGGTGTGGATTAAACTGCGGAGCATAGATTTGTCTTTTACGATGTTTACATACTGAGAAATATTCTTTACACGTGGCAAACCATCGGTAAGGCTTGTTACGTAGGCCACTCCTCCCACAGCCTCTATTTCCTTGTGCTGGCCTAACTGTTCTGTGAGGGTTACAAAGTCAATAGGCTTGCCCACTTCGGCGAGTTCGCACATTCTAAAAAATAATCGCCTGTGCGAATCGAGATGGAAGTCTCCGGCTTTGATTTTTGAAGCAGCCTGATCAAAACATTGATTATCTAAGAGTACCGCGCCCAAGATCGCGCGTTCTGCGTCCATACTGCACGGCATTCCTTTTTCGAGGGCAAGGCTACTCATTTACCCTCCCTGTGTCTAGAATAGCCGTTGCAATGCGTTGCTTGGGCATCTGGCAGGAGATCACTATCTAGCTTTTCAAGCTGCCGTGTTAGTTCACTTTCGATAGTCCGTACTCTATTCAGTGAGAACTCTATATCCGACCTGAATTTTTGCAGGATATTTTCGTCATTCATTACTCTCCGTACTACTTCGCCAATTTTCTTGTCTTGCCAAGGGCTGCTGATATTTAATCCGCTGTCTGCCTCGAACTGTTTCACTTTTTTGTCAAGTGACTCATATCGCCGCGTCAGTTCTTCAATTTCATACTGCTGGCTTCCGTGCCTCTGCCTTACTTGGACATTTACCGCTTCCTCGATTTGTTTTGCCTGTTCTGAGTAGCAGTGCGCCCGTAGCGTATACAGGAATGAGCACAGCATCTCTCGGCTCAGAGGGGCAGGGTTGAGACGTTCCGCCTGTTTGATAACTTTCAATTTCTCGCCTTTGACACACATCCATCCCATTGACAACGGAATTTCATTTACGTAAGCAATGCTGTCATCTGGCGTGAGTAGATAAAAATAATCGCAATACTTCCCAATGTGCTCTGCTTTGGAAGGGTCTTGTAGTTCACGGAGCCAATCAGAACGAGAGTGCTTTATTTCAAAGCCTGTAATTTCTCTACCACGTGTGCGGTACAAACTTAATGCAACGGCATCAGCGGATCGCTTGGAGTCGAATCCAGTCGCGTCACGTAGTTCAAACAAAAGTATCGAGTGCTCCGGGTTGTATTTCTTGCGTAGAGCTTCGTGTACGGTCATTCTGGTCTCTGTTTAAAAGCCCATGCAGGCGTAGGATTAGCAGGCTTATGGCCGCTTACTGGTTTGGCTGTATCAGGTTGTTTTGGTTTCTTGCGCCATGTATCCGGCTCTAAAAAGTTTGCCGAATCTCCGAGCCATGTAGTTACAGAACATTTTGCGTGAAGATCAGATTTTTTGTACTCCGTCCATAACGCTTGGATTGCTTCTTTCGCGTCAACTGGAGTACTCCCTGGTTTGTGTCTCATGTAGGAGCCTATGCAGTTGACTACGATTACATACGTTTTGGGATTGTTAAGGCCAGCATCGGTCATGAATGCTTGTGCGGCCATCTCGGTAGTGATGCCATGCTTGTAATCGTCTAGTGACGGAACGGATGGAGTATCAGGGAATTCTATTGTCTCTTGGGAATCAATTAGTTCAAACCATTTCCATTTTCGCCATTTTGCATCTCTTCCAAGAATTTCTTTCGCTTCCGTGTAACTCATGCCAGAGCGCAAGGCAGAACTCCTGATTAAATCAAAAGTCTTTTGGTCGTATTCGGGATCGTTGATTGAAACGCTGTGATCGACTAGATACTTTCCGAAGTCTGCTTTTTTTCTAACGACAGTGGGAGATTCCACGCCGCGAAGCGGGGGGGGATTCTTTTCTTCTGCTTCTGCTTCTGCTTCTGCTTCTGCTTCTGCTTGCGTGATATCACGGTGTGGCGCGTGATTGTCACGCTGTGACGCTTTACGCTCTCGGTAGCGTCTCGACCTCTCGGCAGTCGTATAATCCTTGTCTCTGTATTTCTGATAATTCAGGATGAGATATCCGCCTTCACAGCGAATAAGCCGTCTGCCTTCGTGCTCAGGTGTTCGCGATTCTACTTCAGGCTCTCCTAATCGACGTAAGGATTCCATACCAATAGCAGTTTCAACTTCAGCGCGGCGAATAATGCCAATTCCAGATGCAGGAACAAAACCGTACCATCCGGGGGGAGCCTCAAATCCTGTCAGTTCAAGGGATGATACATTGAGCTGTTTAACTGGCTCTTTAAACTCTCTCGGCTCTGCCATAAGTAATGCAGTGATGAAAACATTCCTCATCACAAGATCAATCCAGATTGTCGAATTAAGAATGCCACAGTCAAGTTTTACGAATGCCATAGACAGAAACGATAGTCACGGCGTTGCATCGTGTCAATATAATTTTATATTTATTTTACTTCCACGACTTAATCATTGGTGTACGTCCTGCCCATCCATGTCTGGGATGATTGACGTTATCAGGATCGACTGTTTTCAATTCGTGGCCCTTTTCAAAGCCGCATTGATTCCCGTTCTCATCCCGCGACTGACACCGAACGCGCTCGGCATGAGGCACGATTATTTTCTTTTCTGCAGGATCACCGTAGATAGTTTCAGAGATTGAATCTAGTATGCTCATTCGTTACCTCTCTCAGAAGTTGAATGTATCTTGCCTAATCTCAGGATCTTTCGTTTTGCTAGTGTCCGCATGTTGCTTTTCTAGTTTCTCGAAACAAACTGTACAGTACTGAGGTCTCCCACCTGTAATTTTCCATGCCGTATAGCCATCGCACTTCTTGCAGAATACAGACGCTTCGACGGTAGACTTAGTAAAGAACTGCTTCACTCTGTCTCTGGCCTCCACATAAGAATCTCATTCTCTGCGCTAGCTAATGCTTCGCGGTAAGCGTCAGGGTCATCAGAGTTTTCAAGAGTGTACATGGTTTGCGGATTAACTTTCGGGCGGCATGTTCCACAAAATGATTCCTTAGGCTTCTTGTCGGAATCACAGAAGCAGGTATTCCCTTCCCAATAAACTCTAGCATCGGTTATTTTCATTACCTTACCTGGCCTCCGTCTACATG